CTACTTTTTCCCCGCCGAATCGGCCAACCGGGTGATGCAAGCCGCCTCAAATTCTGCGTAGTTCATATTCGATGGCCCGTTGCGCTGAGCAATATCGAGCGCACTCTTGATCGCGATAATCGCGTCAGATGTTCGCCCTTCTCGATGAAGGCGGCGCAGTGTGGCATCGAGCAGGACAGCCTCGGCGCTGAACGGTCCCCAACTCATGCCTCTTGCTCCTTCTGCTCCGCCAGCTCGGCCGCGCGGGTGGTGGCCATCGCGATCGCGGCGGCGCTGCCACGGCTGTCCGCCGGCATGTAGGTGTCGAGGATGGTCTGTGTCTCCTGAATGGAGTGACCTGAGCGCGCGGCGATCAGGGGGACGGGCACGCCCAGGTCGCGCAGCCAGCACATGCCGGAGCGGCGCAGGTCGCGGAACTGGAGGCCGGTCAGCTGGTCGACCATGAAGTCGTCGCCGGCGGCGCGCCCTTCGGCCAGTGCGCCGTCGATCGCCATGCGGATATATTTCTGGAAATTGCGCTGGTGCCACGCCTGGCCCGTCGTGTGGTCCGTGAGGATCGGCAGGTTCGCCTTGCGCTGGTCGTGCATCGCCTTGCGTCGCTCGATCGTCAGGGAGCGATCGACCGCGAGGCGGATATCGTGGGGCACGGCGAGGTCCACCCACGCGCCGGTTTTTTGCTGTTTCAGACGGAACGACCAGACTTCGCCATCCGGCCCGGCCAGCACGGCGCGATCATGTGGGGCGATATCGGTCGCGCGCCGCCAGTTGAAATCGGTGAGAGTGCGCAGATCGCCGGGGCGCTGCACGAGATAGAAGCCGAGCCGCACGGCGAGCGCCGCGCCGTGCCATTCCTTCTTGAGCGCGTAGGCCGCGATCGCCTCTACCACTTCGGGCTGGACGCGCTTGCGGCGGCTTTGCGGTTCGGGAATGTTGAGACGCTTCGCGGGATCCTTGCCGCGCTCGATCAGTCCATGAAATTCGGCCCAGCCTGTCATGACGGACAGCACGCGCAGGATCGCGGCGGCGGTGTGGGGCGTCGTTCCCTGGACCAGCTCGTTGCGCAGGGTGATGACGGATTCGGCGGTGATGTGGCGCAGCTTCATCCGGCCATTGTCGGCCCAGGCGCGCAGGAACTTCATGCGGCCGCGATATTCCATCTTGGTCTTGGCGCTGTAGGGCTTGTTGGTGCGGTAGCTGACGCCCTCCAGCCCCTCCGGCCCGTTGAAGCGCTGATCGAGGTCCGCCCAGGTCGCATAGCGATAGTCGTTGTTCTCGACCCTTTGCGGCATGTTCACGGCCGCGCCGGCGCGCCATGCGTCGAGCCGCGCGTTCTCGGCCTCCGCCTTTGCCACGGCCGCGGCGAAATCCTCGCCCAGCATGACGGTGGCCCAGCCATGGGCGCGCAGGCGATTGGCCGGTTCCCATTTGTAGCCGGTGCGGCCGCCGGCGAGCGGGAAGGGCTTGAAGTAGCGGGGCGTCTTGCGCGGCTTCGCCTTGTAGCTACGCGGCATCGATCGCCTCCAGCCACGCGCCGGATTGGCGATAATGTGACGCCACGGCCATGTAGAGCCGGTTCGCCAGACCTTCGCCAAGCGTCTCCCTGCCCGACATGATGCGCTCGATCGCGCGTTCGTTGATGGCGAGCAGCTGCGCGGCGGACTTCTTGCCGCCGATCAGGCGCACGCCGTCGCAAAATTGATCCTGTGTCATGCAAGCCTCCGGCACTGGAAACGGGGCGGGTGAAGATGGTGCGATCAGGGGGCGGGCGGTGTCAACTTGCTCTGGCGATGCGGTCTATCTCACTCGCCATCGCCCACCTCCCCGCCCGGATTTGAGAGGGTTTCCAGCTTACATCGCATCCAGTGGTTTTTGAGGCTGCGATAGCTGTTCCGGTCGAGGGCAACGGAAGCATCCCATGAACCATCGGCGTCAATCAGCACATCGGCATAGAAATCCGGTAGCGCGCCATCCGGTTCGACCTCAACGCGCCCCGACAAACCGGCCCGCCGAAGAACGGTATTGACCGCATCCCTGCCGCCCTTGAAGATTACGCTTTCGCAGGCGATCAGTTCATCGCCCACGATCTTGTAGAGCTTTAGACCGCAGGCTTCCGCTGGCAGTCGGTCGAGATGAAGCGCGCTCACGCCCGCCCCTCCATCGTATCAACCTGTCCGGCGTTGGGGGTGGCGAGGGCTTCTGTGATATTGTCCACGTAGGCGTCAGCAAAACTTTCAGCATAGTCGCTGGCGGCTTCACCGAAATCAGGCTCGCGTCCGTTGGTGCCGTCAATCCATGAATAATGGACTTGTGTTGCCGCATCGATGAACACGCCTTTCGCGATGTCTTTCAGCGCCTCCCGCAGCCCAGCCGGCTCGGCGGGTGCAGGGTGGAGGGCTGCGTTAATGACGTGGCCGGGAGGCGCAATGAACGCCCAGTATTCCCATTCCGACGATGGAGGGCTTGCAACAATCTGCATAACCCATTCGCAATCATCAAAACGCGCGGCAAGGATATGGCAGGCGTGAGGGGCTGTGCCATCATTCAGCCGCCACTTCAGTTTTTCCTCCCCCGTAACAGCCGCAGCATCGGCAGGCGGGTGGGCGTAGAGGGGTGTTTCCCTCGTGTCCTGTAGTTCTGCAAATAGGGCGTCACGCTCCACTGTGAGGTAAGGAACCTCATGATTGGTGCTGCCATTCGTGTAGAGATACGCCATAGGTTCAGCCGCAGCATCGGTTGATGCGCGGAGGGCTTCGAAATGCTGCGCCAGCAATTCGACTTCTTCATGTTCCAGCGTCATGCCGCACTGGCCGCTGCCGGGGTCCGCGACGGAAGTTATCCCATCAATCAACGCCTCCAGCGCCGTCTCTGTGGGGGTCATTGCACCTTCCTTCCGGTGAACGGCTGCATTTCGACGCCGCGTTCGACGTGGGCGCGGCCGACCTTGCCGCCGCTGCGCTCCATCGCGATCAGTTCGGCGATGATCGCCTGGGGAAGCACGTCCGACAGCAGCAGCGCGCCGTCGCGTCGATCGGCAGGCCAGACCATCAGCGCCATGTGGTAGCCGTTGGGATAGCGGGCCTTCACCCGGTCCAGCAGCGCGGCGAGGAACAGGCCCTCGTCGATATCCTCCTTGGTTTCGACACCCATCTTCATTTCTCCTCCACTTGCACGGGACCGTCGCGGCCGAGCAGGCCCCATTGCATCTGTCCCTGCCGGTTGCGGTCCCACACGAACCAGCTGACGTTCATGGTGCTGTGCATCAGGCGGCCGCGGGCGTTGCGCTCGCCCTCCTTGAAGTTCACGCGCCAGGTGCAGTCCCAGCGCATGACCGGCGGGTGGCGGCGGAAGAGGGCGAGACGGCCGCGTCCGTCCTCGCTAGCGGTCTGCCAATATTGCGACTTGAAGAGGGCGCAGAGATAGGGCGCGCGTAGTGTGCCAAGCACATGGTCGATCATCGGCGCGGCATGGCTCCACGGGAAGTTGGCGAAGACGATCGGCGCGAAGAGGCGGCGGGTTTGCAGCAGGTCGCGCTGGATGACGCCATGCGCGGGATCCGCGCGGATGTCCGTCGCCAGCACGTCGAAGCCGCTGTTGCGCCCGGCGGCGACCAGGCGGCCGCCATGGGCGTTGGGTTCCCACATCGCCTGGCCGTGCATCCGCATATGATGCGCCTCCGCTATCAGGATGGCGCGGGCGCAGCTGGCGGGCGTCTGGTAATAGTCCCATGCGTGGCGCTCGCCGGTCGCCATGGCCGAGCGGCCGCCCGCCATCGCCGCGCCGAGGCCGAGAGGGCTGTCGGGGGCGAGTTTCATGGCTGCGGTGCCTGCGCCGCAATGCAGCCTTTGCGCCAATCCCCATCGCGTTGATCGGATGGCGCCAAAGGCTGGCCCTCGCCGGTTGGGTTAGCCTCGAAACAAACCATGGCGAACGCCTCATAGGCGTAGGTGCCATCTACGCTAAAAATAGCGCGAGGAGGCGCATCCGGCGTCGTGTAGCAGGTCACCGCAGGTTGGCTGCAACGATGGCAGGTATCGCCCAAAATCCAAGGATTGGGCAGTGGCTGACCAGGTTCATGCTCCACGCCGTCGAACAGCGCTTTGTTCCAGCTGTCGAAGCCTGCCGCGCCGCACTTAGGGCATTGCCACCGCGTGTACTGATCAAAGTTCATCATGGAAAACGAACTTCTTTGATCCGCCCACGCATCGGCGGAGGCGGAACCAAGACAGCAGAGGGGAAGGCCACGGCGAACGCCTTAGGCAGCTTTCGTGTGATCAGCTGCATCTGAAAGCCGTGATGATCGATCATCGCGCCATCGACCATCGAAGCGCCCGCGCCAGCGCACCGCTGGCAATAGGTCGAAAGGTCGCCACCTTGGCCCGTGCCCTCGCAGGCGGTGCAGGCAAGCCGCATCGGGAAGAGGTTGCTCGGCTCGATGGCCATTCCAGCGAACTGCGAACGCCCGCCAAGCAGGGGATTGGCGCAGGGGTCGATGGTGACCTCGCGTCTCCGCCGCATCATCTCGGCATAGGCTCCGTGGGAAAGATGCCACTTCATTGTCCGTCTTCTTCTCCCGAGCCGCAGAGGGCGGCGATTTCGTTGAGGATGGTTTCGGCGCGGTGGAGATCGGGGGCGACGCCGGCGCCGGTTATGTCCATGATGATCTGCGCGCGTTCCGCGATCCGGCGCGCCCGGCGGTAGAGCTGGCCCCGATCCAGATGGGGCCGCGTCCCCGTGTCGGCGCGCTCCTGCGTCATGTCCGGGTGTAGCGGCGCGGCAGGGGGTGGCCGGGAATGGGGGTGTAGCATTCGACCGGAAGGCCGGAGCAACCGCATTGCTTCGTCCAGCGGCAATGGCCGTGCGAGGAATGAAAGCCCTCATGATGGCCGCAGGGGCAGATGAGCGGGCCATCGGGATAGCAGTCGGATGGCGTCCATGGCGCGTCCGGGTGGCCGGGATCGAGACGCGGCGGATCGCTGGCGCGGCGGGCGGGGTGGTTCATATGGCGGCCGCGAAGTCAGCCGCGTCGGGCCAGTTCCACAATCCCTGCGCGCCACGCATCGGAACCGGATCGGGCCAGCGCTCGATGTCGAGCATGGGCCAGCCCCAATTGGCGTGCTGATCGCGATCGCTGTCATTGGCGCGGGGAACGCCGAATTCCTCGGCGATGTGCGTGCCCAAGCGCGCCTCGCCCACCATCGCCGTTCCGATGCCGGCAGCGAAAGGAAGGTTGCCGCGCAGCGCTTCCTGCAAGACCGGAATGGCGATGTCCGGCTTCAAGCAGGTTTCGGCGGCGCTTATCGGCCATTTTTCGCGATGATGCAGAATCTGCATGATCGCATCGGTTTCCATGCGATCCAGCCTGCGCGCGGCGGCGTGGATCACGATGCGCTGGCCGATCAGCCATCGGGGCGGCGACCAGCTGCGAAATTCATAGGGCTTTGCGCCTGCGATCACGAGCGAGGCCCAAGGTTGCCAGAGCGTGAGCGCCTTCATCAGAACGGCACCTCTTCACCCAAAACATCACTTTCGTCGGCGAGATGTCGATCAACCATCGCGTCAAGATGAGCATCGCGGGCCTCGTCCTGTGCGATTTCCTCTTCGGTTTTCGGTTCGCGCAGCAGGGGGTGCTCGACCTTGCTACCCGCCCATTCCAGAGCATCGACCCGGACATGTTCAACATGTGTGATGTTGGCTACGGCGATATCGTCGGCGGGATAATAATTCCCCGACGTGCGCATGGTAGCTTCCGTAGGGATGCCGGAGAACCCAAAGTCACCCTCCAGATCGGTGACATAATGCTCCTGAATAGTTCCGCCGCACCGCTCATGCGTTACCAACGTGCCTTCGCCGATATAGGGGCGCAGGAGTTCGCGCATTGCTTCGCGCCGCGCTTTTCCCTCCGCCTGTATCTGCTCGCGGGTTCGCGCGGTGTCTTGTTGCTCGATCGACATCGCTCACTCCTTTGCTGAAAGATGCCGGCGACCATGCTTCGCGGGTGTTCTGACCATCGCTCCCACCGCATGAGGAGCGATCGCCTGCCCGGCCCGAGCATGGTCTTGTTCGCGAGCGGTTGCCGGTATGTCCGCTCCAGGAGCCTCCAGGCAGGCGGTTGCGTTCAGCCGCCGGGCGTAGCGGCGGCGTAGTCGATCAGGGGCCGGGCGGCGCGGGCCAGTTCCATCGTGGCCAGCAGGCGGTCCAGTTCGGCGAGGCCGAGGGCGAGGCCCTTCACCAGCGCCTTGGCGCGCTGATCCGGCGTCGGTTCCTTCCAGTAGAGATCGCCGAACGGCCAGCCTTCGGGCACGTCGCCGGGCACACGCACGATGTCGGGGCGCAGCTCCAGATCGATATAGGTGTCGATGTAGCTTTTCGACGCCAGCGCCAGCTCGCCCTCCTGATAGCCCATGTCGGTTCCGGGCAGATAGCCGTGCGTCTCGATCTGCTCGATGCGCTCGGTGATGACGGCGCGCAGGGCAGGGCCGGTCAGGAATTCCAGCGCCGGTTCACTGTTGGCGAGGGCCAGCGGCGGCTCGGGGGTGAGGCGCAGGCTGTGCGGGGTGAAGGGGTCAGTCATCGGAACGAACCTCAGAAGGGTTGATGAAAGGGAGGCGATCGACGTCGGGGGCGGACCAGCTGACATGATCGCCGGGGAGATAGTCGCGCCTTTCGTCGTCGAGCGCGTCGGCGCGATCGGCGCGGCGATCGTTGGGGAGGATGCCTTCGCCGCTCATGCGGCCGCCCGTTCAAGCTCTCCGCGCGCCGCCTGGATGGCGAAGCGGCAGGCGGCGGTCAGGGTGACGCCGCCGTCGAAGCGGCGGATATTGCCCAGCTGATGCTGCGCGCGGATGGCGCGAAAGATGTCGCGACGGATCCAGCGAAGGGCCGTTTCCGGTTCGAGCATCGTCATGGGGCCTCCGCGATCGAACAGCGTCGTCAGCAGGGCGGCTTCGCGCGCGGCGTCGGCCTTCGCCACAAGGGCCTGCGCCGGGGTCATGACGCGATCCATCGCAGCAGCAGGAACATTGCCTGCGCCGCGGCCATCAAGCCGAGGCCCGCTGCCACACCGCCGATCTGCGCTTTCAGCGGCTCGCTCACAGGAAGCACGCCAGCATGAAGATGACGCAGAACGCCACATAAGCGGCGAAGTCCTGGCGCACCGCCTGTGCCATACGGGTCAGCATGACGCGGCCGCTTTCCCGTGGCCCAGCTGGGCCACGAGGTTGCGGGTGTTGCTGGCGAGGGTGGCGGTCGCCGCCTTCGCCTCCGCCGCGTCATCGGCAAGGGCCTGCGCCGGCCCCCGGTGATTGTCGAACCATTCCTCCACTCGCGCGCGGGGGAAGATCGAGCGACGCACGATGGCGTCAGGCCCCGTCACCAGCGTGCCCTTCACGAAGCGCGGGTTGCGCGGGGCCGGAAAGCCGTAGCGTCGGTTCAGCAGCCTGATCTTGGCGATGATGGTGCGCCATGTTTCGGACGCGAGGCCAAGGCGGCGGGCGATTTCAGCGACAGGCACGTCGGCCGAGGGCGCGGCGCTGACAGGTCTGGAAAGGCGGGAGAGGTCGGTTTCCGGCCCCGGCGCGGCGATCGCGCCCGGCGGGAAAAGACTGACCACATTGGGATGTGTGTGCATCGGGGGTCTCCTGTTAGAGACCCCGAGTTAACCCACAGTTATTTTCCAATCAAGACAGAAAATAACAGACAGTTATGTAGCGCTTCGACGTGTTTCACGGGACGTTAGATCGTCATCACCGTTTGCGGCTTTCGGTGCATGTGTGAGAGGCGGCAGGTCAGGTTCCGGCGCGAAGATCGCGGTAATCTCGCGGACCTTTGCGAAGCTGGCTTCGTCCATGCGTTCCAGGCGATCGACGATTTCGGCGATCGGCGAAGGCAGGCGATCGGGATTGTCCTGATCCGCGAGCAAATCCGCCGTGGAGCAACCAAGGGCCTCCGCGATTTCCTGCATTCGATCGAGCGACAGGGGACGCAAGCCACGTTCCAGCATGGAAAGATGCGGCGCCTTCATCTGAATGGCGGCGGCGAGTTCTTCGATCGTCTTGCCCGCCTGCTTGCGCATGTGGCGGACCCTGTGAGGCAACTTATCCATAGGCGTAAATTGTATGACGACTGCGCTCATGCCCTAAGTCCCTGTTTGTTAAGTTTCCTGTCCCCGACCCCTTGCGTAGAAAATAACTGCTGGTTAAGTCAACGCAGGAACGGTGTGTCACATCAGGACAGCATGGACATCGAAAGCGAGGGCGCGGATGCGCCGCAGTCATTGCTGGAATGGCGGAAGGCCAAGGGTTTGCTTCAGGAAGAAGCGGGCGACCTGATCGGCGTGTCCAAGGTCAGCTGGGGCAATTGGGAAATGGGCCGCAAGCCGCCGCGACCCGCGCATCTTGCCCGCCTGTCGAGCCTAACCGGCCTTTCCTACGAACAGATACTGAACCGTGCCGGCGACAGACCCCATGCACGCCCTGCCGGTGCGACACTGCCGGGGGAAGAGGCTGATCGCTCTTCCCCCGGCCCTTTGCGCAAGGCGGGGTAGGCGATGCGCGGGGGAGGGACAGCGGAAATCGGCGTCGCGGAGATCGCGCAGATGCTCGCGCCGCACGCCAGCGCGGTCTGCCGGCAAATCCTGCCCGCAGGGCGCGAGGAAGGCGGGTTCTACTGCGTCGGGTCAATCGACGGCGAGCCGGGTTCGTCGCTGAAAATCTATCTGAAAGGCGCGCGGCAGGGCCGCTGGCGCGACTATGCCGGCGACGATCGCGGCGATCTGGTCGAGCTGGTGACGCGCGCGGCCTATGGCGGCGACAAGGCCGAGGCGCTGAAATGGTGCAAGGCGTTCCTGGGCATTGGCGACCTCTCACCCGCCGCGTTCAAGGCGGCGCGGCGCAAGGCGATCAATGCGGCCGAGCGGCAGCAGCGGGAGCAGGGCGAGGAAGACGCCAAGAAGCGCAAGGCGGCGCGGGCGATGTGGCTGGCCGGCGAGCCGATCGCGCATACGCCGGGCCAATATTATCTGGAGGCGCGGGGCATCGACTTCGGCCTGCTGGGACATATCCCCGGCGCGCTGCGCTTTGGCCGGGTCTATCATTCGTCGCTGAAACGCGAAGCGCCATGCCTGATGGCGGCGATCCTGCGCGACGGCAAGCATATCGCCACGCACCGGACATGGATCACCCGCAACGGCGTGCGCGAGGGCGGCGACTGGCGCACGATGAAGCGCGAGCTGGGCAGGCTCACCAAGATGACGCTGGGCCGCTATTATGAGCAGGGCGGCTATATCCCGTTGTGGAAGGGGCTGAACGGCAAGGGCGAGATACCGTCCGCCGCGTTCGAGCCGATCGCGATGGCGCAGGGGGTGCATTGCGCCGAGGGGATCGAGGACACGCTGACGATCGCGCAGGTGCGGCGCGACCGCCCCGCCGCCGCCGCCGTGGCGCTGGCGAACATGGGCAAGCTGCCCTTTGCGCACATCATCTGGATCGCGGACCGCGACGCCGACAATGAAAAGGCGGTGCGGCTGCTGGAAAACAACGTCGCGGCGCAGCAGGCGCTGGGCAAGCGCGTGCAATTCATCTGGCCCGACGAGGGCTTCAAGGATGTCAACGACCAGTTGCTGGGAAAGAGGATGGGGCAATGATACCTGCGCGGATTTCAGGCTGCACCCGCGTGCTTGGCGCACCGGAGGGGTGGACACCGGAGACAAGCGGGCCCTGCTGCGGCTTGCCTATCAGGGACGAATTGAGCGGCGGCATGCCTGCAATGGTGTCCTGCTGGGAACCCACACCCGCCGAATTGGCGGTGCTGAACAATGGAGGCAAAGTTTACCTCCGCATTGTCGGGCAGGGGCATCCGCCGGTGATGATCTACGCGCTTGGCGCGGTAGGTTAATATGGAATTCCCGAGAGGGGCGTCTGGTACGGCTCGCAAGGCCCCCAGCGCGGTGTCATCGGGCACCGCCTCGCGGCACGTAGTGCGCGCCCCGTTTAGCAGCGGAGGCGGCGGCAGCGATCCTGTCGTCGCCTCCATCCTTGTCGGTTGACCGAATGCCCCGCAAACCCGCACCCGGACTGGCCTCGCTCGCCGAATCCGCCGCGTCGCCGCAGGACGCGCCCAATCTGCTGGGCGACGCGCCCGAGCAGCGACGAGAGCCGCCGCAGCAGGGCCTGCCGCCGGACTGCCCGGTCAAGGCGCTGGGAAAGAATGGCAAGCTCTATTATTTCCTGGACGACAGCGGCCAGCTGATCGAGGTCAACAGCCAGTTCACGAAGGGCGATGTCTATTCGCTGTTCGCGCGCGATCCGGGCCGGGCCGAGCAGCTGTTCCCGCAATATGGGCCGCCGCTCAAAGACCTGAACGGCGAACCGCTGATCGACGAATATGGCCGGCAGCAATATGCGATCAAAGGGCTGGACCAGACCAAGGCGCAGAAGCGGTTGATGCAGGCGTGCGCGTGGCAGGGGATATTCGACCGCAATACGGGCGAGCATGGGCGCGGCGCGCATGTCGGCCGCGACGGGCAGATCATCCTGCATTGCGGCGACCAGCTGCTGATCGGGGCGATGAAGGGCGTGGGCGGCCGCGTGACCGCGCCGCGCTATGTCGATACCGGGATCGTGGACAAGGCGGTCTATTCGGCGGCGGCGCCGCTGCCCCGACCCGCCGACCAGCCCAGCACGGCCGACATGGCGAACGAAACGCTGACGACGCTGAAAAGCTGGCGCTGGCGCGCGCCCGACATCATGCCGCTGCTGATCCTGGGCTTCATCGGCCAGGCGCAGATACCCGGCGCACTGCCATGGCGGGCGCATCTGTGGATCAACGCGGGATCCGGCAGCGGCAAGACGACGCTGATGGATTATATCGACTATCATATCGACGACTGGCGTCTGCGCGCGGCGTCGGCGACGGAAGCGGGCATTCGCCAGATATTGGGCAACGATGCGCTGGCGGTGCTGGTCGACGAGTTCGAGGCCGAGGCCGGCGACGACAGCAAGCTGAAAGTCCTTGGCCTCGCGCGCATATCGTCATCGGGCGACAAGGCGCTGAAAGGCTCGGCCGAGCATAAGGGCCAGCAGTTCACGGCGCGCAGCTGCTTCCTGTTCTCGTCGATCCTGCATCAGCCGCTGATTGCGCAGGACCGAAACCGCATCACGGTGCTGGACGCGCTGCCTCTGCCCGACAATGCCAAGGAACCGTCAATCGTGCCCGCCGCGCTGCGCGAGCGTGGCGCGGCGATGCGGCGGCGGATGGTCGAGCAGTGGCCGCGCTACATCCGAACCTATGAACGGTACAAGCTGGAGATCCAGCGCGAGGGCTTTTCCGCGCGGCACGGCGACCAGTATGGCACGTTGCTGGCCTGCGCCGACATGCTGCTGTTCGACGACGCGCCGCACAGCGGCGAGCTGGCCGACCTCAACGCCGACGACGGCCGCGTGAAGGAGTTTGTCGGCAAGCTGCTGCCCATCATCATGCAGGCCGAGACGGACGGAGAGAGCGACCATGTGCGCTGCCTGCGCACGCTCATCACGCACAAGCTGCCGGCGGCGTCGGGCATGGAGCAGGAAAGCGTCGGCCGCTGGATCGCCAAGGCGCTGACGCCGGTGGCGCAGTCGGGGCTGGAGGAGGGCGGGCCGTTCAACGCGAAGGCGATGGCGAAGCTGCGCACCTATGGCCTGCGCCTGGTCAATGCCCGCGCGCCCAGCGCGACCGCCAAGGATGCCCGCTGGGGGATCGAGCGCGAGTTCAGCCCTTATCAGTTCGTCTATCTCGCCGTGGCCAGCGCCAAGGAGCATAAGGGGCTGGGTGAGATATTCGACAAGACGGACTGGAAGGGCGGCGTCTGGTCGCAGTCGCTCAATCGCGTGAAGGGCAAGGCAGTCGCGACCGAAGGCGAGGCGATCAGTCGCGTCATGCTGGCATTCGACGGCAAGGCGGAATCGGCGACGCTTATTCCGCTCAACCTCGTCATCGAATGGGAACAGAAGGCAACGCCGCCGGGGCTGGACTAACGCATCCGTGTTCCGCTTATGTTCCCAGCGATGGGAACGAAGCGACTCGACACGATCTTTGACTGCCAGCGGCACGGGGTGGAGGTGTGGTTCACCTGCTGGCGGTGCGGCCGATCCCGCACCCTTGCGCCATTCAGGGATCCAATCTTCAACGACCCGCGACTGCGCGAAAATATGTCGCCGCACGCCATCGCCCGGTTGCTGAAATGCGGGCGATGCGGGGCGAAGCGGCCGAGGGTGGAGTTGCGGGTAAAGCCGTGAGGGGATGGACGGGACGGCGGAATCGATGCAGCCTGCGCCGTCATGGACGACGAGACTTTCAACAGCGACATGGTGCTGATCGTTGCAGCCGTGCTGGGTCTGTGCCTGGCGTTCGAGCGCTTCGGCTATCGCGAGGATCAGCGGCGGGCATTCCGCTGGATGATGCTGGCGCAGCTGTTGCTGATCGCGTGGGCCTGTTCCGACAGCTGGCGCGGGTTCCTCTACATGCTGTTCATGCCAATCGGCGCCTATAAGGTGGCGCGCATCGCCGGCGAGCCGCTGGCCGCCTGGTGGCGCGGCCGTCAGCCCAAAGGATCGAAGCCGACACCATAGCGCAGGCGCAGATAGGCCGGCCAGTCCATGCGCCCGGCGGCGCGGTCCTCCTCTATCCAGCGCTGGATCAGCTGGTCCTTCTGCTGGCGGGCGCGGATGCCGGTGGCGGTATCGCCGCGCGAGCCGCCACGGGTGACGCGCTCCACCATCGCCAGCGGCGTCAGGACACGGCCGCGCACGGTGGCGCGGTTGTTCCATGCGTCGCGATGGGCGGGCGAGCAGAAGAGTTGCCCCGGATGCGCGCGCGGGAAGGGCTGGAGGCATTCGGGGCATAGTGGACCCGCACCCGCCGGATCGGCTCCAGCGGCGTCCTGAGGCGGTCCTTGTAACAAGGACTTCATAGGGTGGCCTCGTAACGCTGGCGCAGATAGTCGGGCGGCGGATCGCCCCATCCATCCCGCTCCATCTGGCGCGCGAAGCGGGCGGGCCATGCGCGATGGCGCGCCAAGCGGCGATCGAGGCGCGCGGACAGGGCAACGGCGCGGCCGCAGGCGTCCAGCAGGGCCGGGTCGATATAGTTGGCGCGCCGCTCATACAGCGCCGCCAGTTCGCGCGTGAGGGCGCGATCGCGCGCTTGCGCTTCACGGGCGACGGCCTCAAGCCGCGCGTCGTCCTGCTCGATCGGCACGAAGCCGACGCCGGGGCATAGCTGGTCGCGCACATGATGGTGCAGGATCAGGCCCAGCTTGTTCGTGCCGCGACGGCGGCCGCAGACTTGGCAGCGGGTCATGCTGTCGCCCTCCGGGCGCGCTCGGCGCGGAGTTGGTCGAGATAGTCGCCGGTGGCGTAGGGCGACTGGATGCGGCGCAGCAGTTCGGCGTCGTCCATTTCAATGACGCGGCGGGCGCGCGCGGCCAGAAAATCGAGGTGCGACTGGGCTACAACCTCGCCGTCGACCATCACCAGTCGGCCGTCGAGAAAGGTCCGCAGGACGCTGCGCATATAGCCGCCGTCGAGAGGGAATTGGACCCGGTAGTAGTATCGCAGGAAGGCGTGCCGCTCATGATCGGGCAGCAGCTTGAGCATCCGGCGGACGATGATCCATTGGCGCGCATAACCGCTGCGCGTCTCGGCCTCGGCGCGCGCCCAGCGCACGGCGCGGTCGGCCATTTCCTCGTCCTGGCTGCGCTGGCCCTCCGCTATCTCGTCGGCGAAGAGCGGGAATTTCTCCCGCTCCTTGCGCTGGCGAATGAGGATGTAGGAGCGCTTGCGGGCCGTGTCCGTGAAGGGGTGGCGGCCTTTCTTGGTGAATTTCATATCCCGGCCTCCTGCCCATAGGGGCAGGCGTTCTTGCCCCACGTCCAGCTGCCGTGGCGCGAGTAAGGCGCTGGCTTGGTTTCATCGACCAGCTGCACGTCGGCGCCGGTGGCCTCGCGAAGCAGCTGGAGCGCGCGGGCGACTGCGGGGCTTTCGCTCTGGCCGGTGCGCGGCTCGATCTCAATACGGAGCGCGTCGGGCGCGTGGCCCGCGATATACCAGTGGCCCGGCCATTGCAGCGCATGGCCTTCGGGATCAGCGCCAGCGCCGCCGCTTTGCGGTGCGTCGGGGTTGCAGATCAAGCCCGCGTCCTGCCCGCCCGAATAGCCGAACAGCCCGGCCTCGCGCATGGCGGCGTCGGCCTCGTCCTTGAAGCTGTGCCACCAGTCCTGCTTTTCGGCGCGGCCGTGATAGGCGATGGCGGCGGGTGGGGCGCGCGATGTGGTGTAGAGATAGACAACGGCGCTGCTGCGCTTGTCGGCGACGCGGATCGCTCCGGCGGGTGCGTAGCGGTTCATCAGTAAACGCTCCCCGCCCGGTCGAACTGGATATGTTCGATCATCCATCCGTTGATGCGCAGGCTTTCGCCGCTGTCCGCGTCGATCGCGTCAAAGGCGTCGTCTAGATCGGTGCCGGTGGGGATCAGGACGTCCAGCGTCTCGCATCCATATTCGATGATTGCTCTGGTCATTGGGTCGGCCTCCTTGCCGCCATGTCCCTCGCCCCGACCCATTTTGCCCAAAGAAAAAATTGAGCTGAATTTGTCCTTGGGTCGATGGGTCAGGGGGTTGCCATGGTTGCCGCTATGATGCCGTATGTTGCCGCATGAAAATGTCTCCTGATCAATGCATTATGCCCAATGTTGCCATGTTGCCGCGATTTGGCGCTGCCTCGCCTGCGCGCGATCATGCGCGGTTGCGCGCGATCACGTGCGCGCGAGGCGATGCGTGGCAACATGGCAACCATATGCCTGAACCTGACCTAAGATCATGATAATAGGTCAGATATTGGTTGCCATCATGGTTGCCGCTGGATCAATCGACGGCAACTATGGCAACCAGCCTGCGCGGCGCTTGACGGCGAAACTAACTGACAGTTATCAAACTCGGCCATGCGCGCGGGGCCATCCTCTCTGTCGATCGCCTGCCCGAATAAAATACGGGGCGTTTATTCGCGCCCAGCTGCTGGACGGGTGTCCGGGGGAGGGCGGGGCGCGGGCTGGGGGATTTTTCGGCCTCGCGCGGCGATCGGGCTGGCGATCGGATCGGCCAGGCGCTGGGCGCTGGGGGTGAATGTCGGTCGGGAATTGTCGGTCGATAGCCTGCGCACCCATGCATTTCCGTCGATTTCGGCGCTGGATCGCCTAATGGTGCGTTGGGCGGGGCCGATTTCGGCCCTCCCGAGCGGCCGACCCGGTGCCCCCCTCGCGATCGCGCGCGTGTCCGGACATCCCGTCGCGCGCGTCGGATCTGAAATCTGGAAAATCTTCGGCCTGTCGGCCGCCTTCAACAGGTTTCTGGCCTCTGTCCAAGCCCGCTACGCAAAATCGCCTGCAAACGGGTCGGGGTGCGGGCGGCAAGCGCGACAATTTCAGATCAAGCGGGTCGGGGATCGCCTGATCTTCGCGGAGAACGCGCGGTTTTCGTCAATTTCGGGGCTTTCAAGGCCGGGACTGGAAGCGGCGACGCTAAGCGGGGGCTGGGCCGGTGTCAACTGAGCTATCCAGCCTTGAAAAGTCGTTCCGCGCGGTGACCGGCGAGAGCTTCACCGCCGGGGTCGATCCCGAGCAGCTGGACCTGCTGCGCGACGACAAGGGGCGTTTGCCGCAAGACGTGTTCCAGCGGTTGCGCCAGCGCGGCCGCGGCCGTCCCCCGAATGCCCGGAACAAGCGAAACGACGATCTGGCGCGGCTGATCGCGCATCAGCATGGCGATCCGGTCCTGTTCATGGCGAGCCTTTATTCGACGCCGCTCGATCAGCTGGTCGAGCTGATGCTTGTCGCCGATCCGGGCGGCAAGGTGCAGAAGATGGGCGATATCGTCGCCAAGGCACTGGCGGTGCAGCTGCAAGCCGCGAAATCGGTTGCGGAATACACTCACAGCAAGAAGCCGGTGCAGGCCGAGGTCAAGGTTGGGGTCGATGGCGTGATCGTCATGCCCGGCGCGAACGTGCTGGGTGCAAGTCCCGTCGATCAGGTGCTGGGCCGCGTGGCGGAGGCGCTGAATAGCGGCGCGATTGATCCGGCGCAGCTGCGCGACATGCGGATCATCGACGGCGAGTTTTCCGATGTCGATGGCGGCGACGGCGAGGACGATATCGATGACTAAGCCGCCGGCTCCCCTTGTCGCGAAGGATCGGCCGTTGAGCCGGGCGGAAAAGCTGCCTCTGCCCCGCTATGGCGAAATGGAAAAGCGCTATGACGATGTTGCGCGGCGGGTGTCGAAATGAGCGGCTTCGCGTCCCTCATGGCTCCGGTGGGTCCGAAGGCCGAGGGGTTCGTCAACGACCAGCGGTTCCTCACCGCGATCATGGGTCCATTCGGATCGGCGAAGACGACGACGTGCATCCGCAAGATCGTCAACAGCGCCTTCTGGCAAAATCCCGGCCCCGATGGCGTTCGGCGGGTGCGGTGGTGCTGCATCCGCGATACTTACGGCCAGCTGGAAGCGAACGTGATGAAATCATGGTTCGCCTGGTTCCCGAAGACCAAGTCCAACTGGCATGGCGGGATGATGCAGCACACGCTGCGCTTCGACGTGGTGGATGGCACGGGCCAGTCCAGCACAATCGAGATCGAGATGCTGTTCCGCGCGATGGGCGACCAGAAAGCGGAAGACGTGCTCAAGGGGCTGGAGCTGACCGGCCTGTGGCTGAACGAAACCGACACGCTGGACCAGAGCGTGTTCCTGTTCGGATGGCCGCGCACGGGCCGCTATCCGCCTGCCAAGCTGGGCGGGTGCCAGTGGCGCGGCGTTATCGCCGACTTCAACGCGCCGGACATCGACAACTGGACCTATGACTTTTTCGTCGAGAAGAAGCTGGGCCTGAACGACGAGCAGGAAGTGCAGCTGAAAGAGGCGCTTGGGCCACGCTTCGGCATCGGTTTCTGGGAGCAGCCCGGCGGGCTGTCCAAAGACCCGCCGCCCGAGAATATCGAGAATTTGCCGGAGGGCTATTATGAGGGCCTGCTGCTGGCCTATGCCAACCAGCCCAACTATCTGCGCCGGTTCGTGCATAACAAGTTCGGCGCGGTCAGGAACGGGCAGCCGGTCTTCCCCGAGTTCAACGAGCAGCTGCACGTTGCGCGCGAAACCATCGTAGCCGACCCCGGCCTTCCGATCATCGCGGGCCTCGACGGCGGTGCGACGCCGGCGATGGTGTTCGCGCAGAAGTCGGACATGGACCAGCTGCGCATCCTGGGCGAGCTGGTGCTGTTCGACCCGAAGGTCAAAAACGAGCTGGCGCGAATGGGGCCAACCGCCTTCGCCGAAATCGCGCGCGAGTTCGTGGAAAAATATTGGCCCCGGTGCCGCTTCGGTTACGGCTTCTACGATCCTGCGGCCGACTTCGGCGAGATCGACGACGCGGGGACGTGGGTCGACCGGTTCAAGCGAGCATTCGGCGGGACGTGGAAGCCCGGCGGTCGCGATGGCAACCGGCTTGAGCCGCGCCTGGAAGCCGTGCGCAAGCGGCTGAACCGATCGCCCGGCGGACAGCCCGCGCTGGTGTTGAGCCCCGATCGCTGTTCAATGCTGCGGCGCGGCTTCACCGCCGGTTATATCATCGACCGCATCAAGACGAGCGCTGGCGGCCGATTCCGCGACCAGCCCAGCAAGAATGATTTCAGCCATGTGCAGGACGCGCTCCAGTATCTGACGCTGGGGCTGGAGACGCGCGGGCGGATCATCGACGACATGGACCGGCATACGGCTGCGCGGCAGGCGCAGGGGCCGCGCGTGTCCTACGGCAGTGGCTATTTCACCGGGCGGAGGAACTGACATGGCGGCAATTGCACCCTTTGCGCCGATCATCGGCGGCATCATCGGGGCGGGGACAAGCCTGCTTGCCCGCCCGAAAGCGCCCAAGGCCGCACCCCAGGCGCTGCTGCCCACGCCCACCAGGAACATGGCCGCCGAACGCGCGGCGGTGAACGACAATCTCGCGCGCCGGGAAGGCACGCGGGCGAACCGCCGCACGGGCTACGGCGGCGCGGAAGCGGCGACGGGGGCCAGAACCAGCCTGTTGGGGCGGTAAGCGAGAAAGGACAAGGACCATGGAAGATAGGATCGCGCCAATCGCCGCTATGAGCATCGACGATATGCGAAAGGCGATAGGCGACCTGACGCAGGAGCAACTGACGGAGCTGCGCGCGAAGGAGGTTGCAGGGAAGGACAGGGCCGGTGCGAAGGAGCTGATTGATGACGCGCTCAGGGCGCTTGCGGAGCCGGTCACGCAGCCGGAGAAGCCGGAACCGCCGACGCCGCCAGCGCGGGCAGAGCAGTCCGATGAAGCGGCCCTTCACGGCGGTCCCCTTGGCGGGTCCATGGCAGCAGCTGACCGTCGCATTGTGCTGACCGTGCCGACCGACCGCCGCGATCTGGCAGCGCGAGTGCTGGCGGCGCTGGACGATGGCGACAGCCTGGCGATCGTGCTGGCGGACGAAGATGGCGAGGCGCTGCCGATTCCGCCGACCGAGGTTCGGCCGGGCGACATTCAGCGCTTCGGTGGGTCCAGTCCGTCCCTGATCTACAAGCCGCGCATCGAGCTTGCGCCGGAGCTTCCCGCCGTCGCGGTGCGGCAGGCGTTCCTGCTGGTCGAGCCGCGCATGGACGATGACGGCCCTGCGGCTGCCGCCGTCTGTCGCCTGTCGGTCGACCTGAACGCCGGCGGCGGACGGCGCGCGGAGATACCGGACGGGAACCTGCTGTTCGCCCTGGGGTGAATGGCGCGCGGATTCGGTCGCCCATGCGCCTGGGCGGCCGATGACGACTGGCGGGGCGCGTCACGGGGGTGAGCATGTTCGACGCACAGAAGATCATTCGCGATCAGGAGGAGATGGCGCAGGAGCGCCGTCCCTTCGAGACGATGATGCAGGAGTGCGCCGAGCTGCTGCTGCCCCGCCAGTCCAATTTCCAGAACCTTGGCAGCATGTGGCAGGGGCGCAACCTGACCACGCCGATCTTCGACGAATATGCGCAGCAGGCGCTGGAACAGGGCGTGTCGCTGTTCGAGGGCTATGTGATGCCGCGGGGCCAGATATGGCAGCGGTTCGAACTGGATGACGACGATCTGATGAAGAACCAGCGCAACCGCGCGTGGGTTGACCTGAAAAACAGTCAGCTGTTCGCGCTGCGCAACGATCCGCGCAGCGGCTTCGCCGGCCAGGTGCATGAAAGCATCGCATCGCTGTTCGCGTTCGGGATGCAGTCGATGTGGCCGGACATTCGCCGCGACCTGACGGGGCGGACGATCGGCCTGTCCTACAAGAGCGAGTTCATCGGCCAAATCTATGTCCGCGAGGATGCCAACGGCCTCATCGACACGGTGCATCACGCCTTTACGATGAAGGCGCGACAGGCGGCGGGCAAATGGGGCACGGCCGCGCCGGAAGCTGTGCAGAAAGCCATCCGCGACAACCAGCTGGAAGCCGACATCCAGTTTATCCACGTCATCGCGCCGAACCGGCAATTCGAGCCGGGCAGGCTGGATGCAGCGGGGATGCCCTGGGCCGGTGCCTATGTGTGCAGGACGAACGGGCAGGAGCTGTTCGCGCAGGGCGGCTATCGCGTCATGCCGCGCATCGTGTCGCGCTTCATCAACGCGCCGAACGAAAGCTATGGCCGCTGCCCGGCCTTCACGATCCTGCCCACGGTGCGCGCGACGCAGCAGATGATGGTGGACATCATGGTGGCGTCGGAACTGTCGGCGCGGCCGCCGATGCTGGCGCACAGTGATTTGCAGGATCAGATGGCGCGCTACGCCGCCGGCGAGTTCACCTATGGCGGCATCGATAGCCGGGGGCAGCGCATGATCGCGCCGATGGTCGAAGGCGCGGACCTGCAACCGGCGATGGCGATGCTGGACAAGCTGCACGGCCATATCGACCGGGCGTTCTTCGTCGACATGCTGCAAATCCGCAACGAGCTGAAAAGCCATGTGACGGACAGCCAGCTTTACCAGCGCGACGAGGAAAAGGGCATCCTGCTCGGCCCCTTCGCCAATCAGGAAACCGAGTGGCTTTCCCCGATGCAGGAACGCGAGATCGACCTGATGGACGAACTCGGCCTGCTGGACGACATGCCGGAGGAGATCGCTGAGGCGATGGCAGACGGCGTCGGCCTCAAGACTGTTTATGACAATGGCCTGTCGCGGGCGCAGGAAGCGGGAGCAGCCGCAGGCTATTTCCGGATGCGCGAGCAATATGCCGGCGTCGCCGCCAACGATCCGGAAGCATGGGCGGCGTTCAACGAAAAATATCCCCCCGCCAAAGTGCTGGACAAGCTGGGGCGCATCAACGGCGTGCCGGCGAGCTGGGAAGCGACCGACGAAGAACGGAAGGCGGCCGAGGACGCGCGGGCGCAGCGGCAGAGCATCGCCGATACGCTGGCGCTGGCGGAATCGGCCAGCGGGACGGCGAAGAATTTGAGCGCGATGGTGCCCGCCAATGCCGCCTAATGGTCCGTTGCCGTCCATAACCGCCGACCTCCTCGCGATCCGTCAGGCGGCGGAAGCGCGGTCGGGCAAGGCACGCAACACGGCGCGCAGCCAGATGACGGTCCTGCGCGCCTATCACCAGCTGTTCCATGGTGATGACGGCGCGCTGCGAGAAGCGGCGCAGATCGTGCTGGACGATATCGCGGCCGAAGCCGGGTTCGGCATCATCAATGGCAGCATCGACCATGCGGACCTCGCTCTGGCGGAGGGCAAGCGCCGGATGCTGCTGCACATCATCGCCCGCCTGAATGTGTCGCCGGAGCGGGTGCACGAACTTGAAAGCCAAATGAGCCAGGAGGAAGACAATGCCGGGTGAAGAAGGACAGGAACAGCAGGGGCAGGAGGGCCAGGAGGGCCAGCAGCAGGGGCAGGACGGCGGTCTGCTGGATCGCGGTCAGCAGGGACAGCAGGGCCAACAGGAGCAGCTGCCTGAATGGATGGGCGGCCTGCCCGACGATCTGAAGGCCGACGCCACATTGCGGCGGTTTGGGTCGGTCGAGGATCTGGCGAAAGGCCATGTCGAGGCGCACAAGATCGCCAAGTCCAAGGTCGTGCTGCCCAAGGATGGCGACGCGGATTCGGTGAGCCGCTTCTTTGCGTCGATCCGACCCGAGACGCCCGAGGCCTACCAGATCAATGTGCCCGAAGGGCAGGACAGCAGTTTCGCCGACGCCATGAAGCCGATCTTCCACCAGGCGGGCCTCCATCCCGAAAGCGCGAAGGTGCTGGTCGATGGATGGAACGCGCATATGGCGCAGGTCGGCCAAGCGGCGGCGCAGAAGGGCAGGGATGAACTGGCCGCGCTGGAAGGCGAAATGGGCAAGGACGGCTTCGCGCGCGGCAAGCAGGCGGCAGTCAACATGCTCGACCGGCTGGGCATCCCGGCCAATTTCGAGGATGATCTGGCCCGGTTCGTCGGCGGCGGCAATACGCTGCGTCTGTTGTTCAACATGGCCGAACGCATGGGCGAGCTGGGCCGGGTCGATCCGACCGACATTCAGATCAGCACGGGGCAGCTGACGCCGGATGAAGCCAAGGAACAGGCGCGCGCCTTGATGAAAACGGCAGGCGCGAAGCTGGAAGATGCGAACAGCCCCGAGCGCAAGCAATATGACCGGCTGCTCGCGATCGCTGAACGGCGATCTTGACAAACCTAACTGTCTGTTAGATTTTCCCCAACGGAGACCGGGGGGCATCCATGGTCGCGGAGTGCGGCCTCAATCAGCTCCCCACCATCTGGCCATCCCGCCGCGTCCCGCAAGGGGCAGGCGGCCCCGGTGCTTTCCCGCCAAAGCGGCGGGCGCTCCAAGCGCGGCGACAAGCGCCAGATAGGCCCAGCGATCCGCTGCCATCCCTGTCGAAAATCACGCGAAACCGTCATTTTTGACCCGGAAGGACAGGCGTCATGCCAGAGAATTGGCCGGAAGGCACGCGGACAACCAGCTTCCAGCTGGCGGTGGAATATGAACTTAATCAGACGCCCGGCAAGCTGTCGGTGCTGGTCGGCAGCAGCGCCGGCTATAGCGACAAGTCGGTCGAGATCGTCGATCGGTTCGGCGACCTGTTCCTGGAACAGAAGAATGGCCGGAACGAAGACACCAATCTGACCGACATTTCCAGCACACGGCGCTGGATCAAAAAGCCCAAGTCGGCGGACATCGCGGTGCTGCTGGATCGCGACGACGTGAAATCGACGCGTGTCGATATCAAATCGCCGATCGCGGTTCAGGCCGGCGTCGGCACCCGCCGCTATCATGACGATCAGTGGCTGGTCGGCTATTTCGGCAATGCCTGGACCGGCGAAACGGGCGACACGGCGATCCCGTTCAAGGCCGCCAACATCGTCGCGCACGGCAACGCCGGCTTCACCAAGGCCAAGCTGCTGGCCGTTCGGGAGAAGATGAACCTGAACGACGTCGATATCGAGGCGGAAATGCCGATCATGCTGCTCGATCCGCAGTCGGAAACCGAGCTGCTGGGCATTCAGGAATATGTGAACACGGACTATAATCCGGGTCACACCCTGTCGCGCGGTGAGATCAAGCCGTGGCTGGGCTTCCGCTTCGTCCGCACGAACCTGACCAGCACGCGCGCCTACAAGAATGGTGCGCCGCTGGTGGTGCCGGAAGCAAACGCAGTCGCGCTGCCGGTCTTCGTGCCGAGCGGCCTGCATCGTGGCGTCTGGACCGAGTTCTACGGCGACATCGGCACCCGTCGCGACAAGAAGCTGTCCGAGCAGGTCTATGCCGAAGCCTGCTCGGCCATCGCCCGCGTCAATGAGGACAAATGCTACCAGGTCGTCGTCAAGCACGCCTGACGCGCCAACCGGAGGGCGGCGGCAAGCCGCCCTCCGCACCTAATGCTCACGCGTTCGAAAGGAACGGAACATGGCAAAGAAATATGGGAAGGCGCTGACCAACGTGCTGAACGGCGACGGTCAGGGCCGCGCGCCGGGCAGCAGCTACAATGCGGCGCAGCGCGTCATGCGCGAAGTGTTCGACCTGTCGCAAGTCGCCACGGGCGACGATCTGGTGCTGTCCAAGCCGCGCGGCGGGGACGTGCTGCTGGGCTGGAAGATCACGGGTTCGGTCGATCTGTCCGGTATGACGATGTCGATCGGCAACGCAACGTCCGCCGTAGTCTACATGACCGCGACCGCCGGGCCGGCAACGCCAGGCGTGCCGAAGGAAGTCGGGCTTGCGGCGGCGATCGACGACGATCCGCTGCCCGATAGCGTCGAGGTTCTCGGCCGCCTGGGCGGTGTCGTGCCCGGCGCCGGCATCCTCGTCGTTCAGACACTGGTTTCCCACCGCTGATCCCAGCGGCGGGGTGGACGCGCCGTCGCAGCGATTTGCCCGCTCCCTCCTGGGCGGGCAGGTCGGGCACTGGAAAGCAGCGACGGCGCGTCCTTCATCTTAGGGAGGGCGCGCCTTGGCCAATATCGTGACGTCACAAACGCGCATCGCCAACCGTGCCTTCGTGCTGCTAGGATCGGTCGAGCGCATCACCCATGTCGATGACGGATCGCCGTTGGCCGATCAGGTCAAGGATCTGTGGCATGAGACCCGGCGCGAGATTTTCAGCCTTCATCCATGGAATTGCCTGATACGGCGCGCGCGGCTCAACAAGTCGGGCACGCCAGCCTTCGGTTACAGCGGCATGTTCCAGCTGCCGGCGGATTGCCTGCGCTGGTTGCCGTGGTCGCTGGACGACTGCGAGCATTTCGAAGGCGAAGAGGAAGGCGGGTTCCTGCTGACCGACGCGATCGCGCCCGCAATCCGCTACATCGCCGATGTGGAGGATGTGACCAAGTGGTCGGTCCACCTCCAGACGCTGATGGCTTACAAGCTGGCCGTCGATCTGTGTGAGAGCGCGACCCAGATTGCCGGCAATGTGCAGGAAGCGCGTGTGAAGTTCGAAGGCGTCGGCGGCGACGGCGGCTATCTGGCGGAGGCGCGCAGGCTGGACGGCCTCGCCAGCGGCAAGCGCAGCAACGATAGCGCCCGCGCCGGGTCCAAATGGCTGGCCGGCTATGCCGGTTTTCGCCGCGCGCCGGGCATGTAAGCGCCCATGTCGCGCGTGTCCCCGATCCAGACCAATTTCAATGGCGGCGAGCTGTCGCCCTATATGCTCGGACGGATCGACCATGAAGTCTATCCGATCTCAACCGCGGCGATGGTTGGCTTCGTGCCGCGTCCGCAAGGCGGCATGGAGGCGTGCCCCGGCTTCGAGTTCATCGGTAAGGCCGCTGGTCCGTGCCGGCTTATGCCGTTCGAACCCTATGTGACGCAGGGACACGTCATCGAGGCGTCAGCCAACCTCTTTCGCTTCTACACCAACGACGTGCTGCTGATGGACGGCGACGATCCGGTGCAGGTCGCGACACCCTATGATTATGCTTCGGTGCTGGAACTCAACACGACGCAAAGCAACGATGTCGTCTATCTGTTCCACGGCGGTTTTCAGCAGCGTCGGCTGATCCGCAACGGCGCTACCGACTTCGCGCTGGAGACACTGGAGCTGGAAAACGGCCCGTTCGGCGATCGCAACAATGACGAAGCCAAACTGGTGAGCTTTTCCGGGGTGACGGGCAATGTCGTCATTACCTGCACCCATCCGATTTTCGAGGCAGGCGATGTTGGCGGCCTGTTCGAGGTGGAGGCGAGCGACCTTGGCCGTGTGCCCAGCTGGGAGCCGGGGATTACCGTCACCTATGGCGACCTGCTTCAGTGGAACGGCCGCGTTTACCAGGTTGTCGGTTATGGCGTTTCCGCCAAAACCGGCACTGTGCAGCCGTTCCATTCGCGGGGCGTGGAATGGGACGGCATCGGCAAGGGCAAGGACATCAACGACAAGAACGCCGGCGGCGTCCAGCTGGCCTATCTCCACGATATGTTCGGCCGTCTGAAAATCACGGGCTATATCAGCGCAACCCAAGTCAATGCCGTCGTCACCCGCCGGCTGCCCCTGACGGTCGCCAGCAGCGTCAATTATGGCGACTATGATTATGGAGGCTATGTTCCCGGCGACGGATTCGATCCCGGCGATTATAATTATGAGCCGGGCGGCGGCGGCACCTACACCGATGGAACGTGGCGCTGGCGCTTCGGAGCCTTCTCGCCCCGCCGGGGCTGGCCGGAGGGCGGTGCGATCTACGACCAGCGTCTGTATATCTGGAAGGGCGACACCATCTACGCGTCCGTTGCCGGCGCGTTGCACGATTTCGACCGGCTGGATGAGAATGGTGACGCGACGACGGATTCCGCGTTCACCGGCACGATCGACAATCCCAATCCTATCCGCTGGATGCTGGCGGGAAGCGAGTTGTTCGTCGGCACGGCGATCGGCGAGCATGTGCTGCGCGCCGCGAGCCAGGCCAAGGGCATCGGCTATGACAATGTGAAGCTGGCGGGCCAGACCAACGCGGGATCCGCAAGCGTGCGCCCAATCGAAAAGGACGGCCGCCCGATCTTCCTCCAGCGGAATGGCCGCAAGCTGTTGATGATGTTCGAGGAGCGCGTCGAGAAATATACGACCGAGGATCTGACGCGCTATGCCGACCATATCGCTAATTCGGCTTTCATCGAATTTTGCTGGCAGCGCGAGCCCTTGCAGCTGATCTGGGCGGTGCGTGAGGACGGCAGCCTGGTCTGCGCGGATTCGATGCCGAGCGAGCAGGTGCTGGGATGGATGCGCCGCCCGCTGGCTGACGGGCTGGCAGCACGATCGATCTGCTCCATCACCGATCCTGGCGGGCGTTATGAGCAGCTTTGGTGCGTAGCGCAAAAGGGCGGTGAATGGTGGGTGATGGCGCTCGCTCCATTCCGCTTGCCGGGCCAGAGCGACCCGACCGCGATCATGGCGGACGCGGCGCTGCGTTACAGTGGCGCTCCCGTCGCAGAGGTGCAAGCCCCCCATCTGGCGGGCATGGCGGTGGATGTGGTGGCGGACGGTGCGTGGCTGGGCCGGCTCGACGCTGACGCCGAGGGCTGGATTGCGCTGGGCCGTCAGGCGCAGGACGTAACGGTCGGGTTGTCATTCCCGGCCCATGTGGACCTTCTGCCGATCGAGGCCGGTGGCGACAATGGTCCGGCGCAGGGCAAGATGAAGCGCAACGGACGCATTCTCGTCCGCGTCCATGACAGTTTGGGGCTGCGCCTCACCGTGCAGGATAAGGCAATTCGCAATCTGGAAAACCAGATGGGCAATAGCCCGATGGACAGCGCGCTGCCGCTGTTCACCGGCGACATCATCAACGACATGGTGGGGACGTGGGACCGCGTGGGGCAAGTGCGGCTGGAGCGGATCGCGCCAAAGCAATGCACGGTGCTGGCGATCGGCATCACGACGGACGTGGCGCAGCGATGATCCGAATTCACCCTTATGCCGCCGGCGACGAAGCCGGGGTGACGCCGCAGGACGCGCAGCTGCGCGACTGGCCCATCGACCTGCGCCCCCATCTGGCGGCCATGAGCGCGAACGGCCGCGCCTTCACGATCCGGGCGGACGGCCGCGTGCTGGCGATCGTCGGCCTGCTTGAGGTCCACAGCGGAGCGGCGACGGGCTGGGCGGTGATGGCGCAGGGTTGCTGGGGCCATATGGGCGAGCTGACGCGGATCGTGCGCCAGTATCTGGACGATCAGACCTATCGCCGGATCGACATGCTTGTGCGCGCGGAGTTCGCCGCCGGGCATCGATGGGCCCGGCGGCTGGGCTTCGCGCGCGAAGCGACTTTGCGGGCGTGGAGCCCGGACGGGGGAGACATGGTGATGTTCGCACGGTTCAGGGAGGCGGGGCGTGTCTGATCCCTATAGCGGCGGCGCGTCGGCGCTCCAGGCGGTGGGCACGATTATGGGCGCGGTCGATGAAGCGTCGGCCCTGCGCCGATCGGCGCGCGCGGATCGCGAGAATGCGCGCCGGACGGAATTGCAGGGCGAGATCGACGTGCTGCAAACCATCCGTGAGGAACGCGCCCTCTCGGGCGATGCGATCGCCGCGATGGCCTCCAGCGGCTTCGCGCTGGGCACGGGCAGCGCCGCCGACCTCATCCGCCAGAATGCGATCGAGCGGGAAATGGACGTGCTGAACATCCGCTATGCCGCGTCGCAGGAGGCAGCCTCACTACGGGCGCAAGCGAAGGACAAGAAGAGAGCCGCGCGCAGCACGATCATCGGCGGCGTGCTGCAAGCGGCATCACAGGGCGTGCAGAATTATGGCGCGTCGCGCAACCAGGGGCTGCTGGATCGGCAGCGGGCTTTGGAAATCGACGACAGGCTGCGGCCTCGAACATCGACCGGCCTGGCCGCGCCGTCCCGCTACAATAGTTTCATAGGGCCGAGGGACTGACATGGCGCTGCCCCCCACATTTTCGTCGCGCACTCGGCTGCAAGTCGGTCGCGTTCCCGATCGCCGCGCCAGCCCCAGCGTCATCGGCCAGGCGGCCAGCATCATCGGTCGCACAATGGGGCAGATGGCGCAGCAGGATCATGACGTGCGCCAGCAGATCGCCGAGAGCCAGGCGCGGATTCAGGAACGGGAAATCGCGCGCGATCGGCAGGCGCAAACGGTGGACGCAACCGTGCGAATGGTGCGCGGCCGGGTGGAGCTGGCGCAGCAGATCGCCGAGCTGGAAACACAGGCGCCGCCCGGAGGTGCTGGCCATGCCGAGGCGGTCGCCAAGCTGACCGGAGACTGGCGCGATACTTTCCTATCCACCCTGCCCGACGACGAGGAAATTCGACAGAAGTTCAGCCTGTCGCTGGAAGATGAAGCGGCCGACCTGACTGTCAGGGCGCAACAGTTCGAACGTACGCAGCGGATCAAAAAGCAGGGCCAGGATATTGAAGAAGCCCTCGACCTCGCCGGCAATGTTGCGGCGGGCGACCCGACGCCGCAGACTGCCGACACCCAATTTTCGTCCCTGTCGCTGGCGATCGACGCCATGGATGTCGATGGCAACCGGAAAGAGGCGCTGAAAACACTCGCCAAGCAGCGGGTCTTCGGCGGCCTGTTGTCGGGGATGATTGAAAGCGGCAAGCATGGCGAGGCGTCGGCCTTGCTTGACAAGGGGCTGTTCAATGGCGTGCTGTCGCCCGAGCAGATCAAGGCTGCGCAGTCGCGAATTGGCGTGGAGACGCGGCGCGACGAAGCGCAGCAGGCGGCGGCGCTGCGCGAGCGGGAGGCGCAGGCGAAAGAGAATGTCGGGCTGATTACGGATCGGCTGAAAGAGGGGCATTTCGTCGATGACGCGGCGCTGGTGGCGGCGGCTAACCAGGCCAAGGAGTTCAACCTTGGCCGCGAATGGTTTGATCTCGACGTGGCGCGCGTGGAGGCATCGACCAACCGCCGTTATGGCGACGCAACGGCGACGCAACTGCGCGGCGTGATCGCGGGGCTGGACGCACGGATCAAGGCGGCGGGGAACAAGGCCAAGGGCGAAGACATCACCATGTTGCGCCGGCTGAAAGAAATTCAGGACAAGAAGCGGGGGAAGGAGGCGGAGCCGTATCGCGACCTGTGGGCGCAAGGCGTCACCGGACAATTGAGCGTGGCGCAGCAACTGCAAGCGTTGCCGATGGAAGAACGGGTGGCCGTGGCCGCGAAGGTCGATCCCAACGGATCACTGGCGAGCGCTGTGCAATTGCCGCCACTCACTGCGCGCATGGCGCTTAACGGCCGTGCCGATCGCGCCGCCAATCCGGACATGCTTCCGACCAAGGGCGATGTCCAGAAGGCATTCGTAGCCTTGATGGGGAGCGCGGCCAGCGAGGTGGACGGCAAGGGGCTGGCCGCTATCCGAGACATCGCCACCGACATCTACGCGCGCATGGCGCGGGAAGGCGGCTTCAAGGATTTCGATCGTGACGCCTTCGGACAGGCGGTCAGCCTGGCGCTCGGCCGCGAGGGCAATGGGGGCGGCTTGGGCGGCTACAAGGGAAAACCGGTGTTGCTGCCACGGGGCGTCACATCGGCGGGACTGGAAGCGGGGATCGCGCGCAACAGCTTCGCCGATGCAGCAGGTGCGGCCGCCGTGGTGCGCGATCGGTTCACCCCACGTTGGATCGGCGAGGATGAACAGGGAACGGCGCAGTATGTGTTCATCGACGAACGCGGGCGCTGGCTGATGCGCAAGAGCGATCCCAAGCGTCCCTATGTCATGGACCTGCGGCGCTGATGGCGGGGCTTGCTAGCAGCCGCGTCACGCTTCGGCGCGAAACCGCGCCCGAGCTGGTGGAAGCGCAGGCACGTCCCGGCTGGGCCGAGCAGATCGGAGCGGGTTTCCGCATGACGCAGGACGACGTCGCCAGCGTGCAGGAAAAGCGCCGGTTCGATGCCTATCAGGAGCTGGAGCGGGAATTGATCGGGCTTGGCGAACAGCCCGACGCCCTGCGACACAAACCGATCAACGGCCTTGGCTGGCTGGGCGTACCCGATGCTCCGCTGTCGTCACGCATTCCCGATACGGATGCAATCTGGGCCGCCGCCATGCGCCGGCGTGCCTCCGACCCTTCCTTGTTCAAGTCGCTGCCAACCACGCAAAAGGAGTTCGAGGCGTGGGCCTTGAACCGCCGGGGTGGGCGGGCGCGCGACCAGAGGGTGGCCGATGATGGAGGTAGCCTGACCGCATCGTTGGTGGGCGGGATTGCCGGCGGCTTCACCGATCCTTTCAATGTGCTGACGTTGCCGATCGGCGGCGGTGGCAAGACGGTCGCGAGCGTGGCGTTGCGCGAGGGGTTGCTGAACGCGGGACTGGAGCTGTTCCAGCAGCCGGAGTTGAAGGCATCGCGCGAGGCGCGCGGCGAGCAGCTGACGGTCGGCGAGGCGGCGGCGAATGTCGGCATGGCCGGGCTGGGCGGCGCGGCGCTGGGCGGCGGCGGCAAGTTCATATGGGACAATCGCGGAAGCATCGCGGCGCTGCCAAAGGCGGCGCAGGAAGCCATATGGGCGAAAGTCGCGCCGCTGATCCCCGAAGGGATGCGCCCGTCCATCACGGGCTTCGACGACATACCCGACAGCCTTTTGCCGACGATCGCCCGTGGGTTGCTCGGCGAAGACGGCATGGACGGCGACATGCGCGCGGCCGCGGCCTCGCTGGAACGTGCGGCCATGGACGATGCCGACCTGCCGTTCCTGCCGACGCAGCGTGCCAAGGATGTTCATGTCGATCTGCTGGCCAAGGCGATGCAGGATGCGCTGGATGGCTTGCCGCCGTCGTCTCGGCCGATGATCCGCCCGCCTGCGGACCTGCGGGCCGGAACAGCGATCGGCAGCGGCACGATCGGGGCCACGCCGGCGCGGGACGCTCTCAAGCTGCGTATTGGGCGGGTCGAATCCGGCGGCAATGATGCGTCGGCCAATCCGCGATCGTCTGCGCTGGGCAAATATCAGTTCACGAGGGGCACCTGGCTGGCGCTGTTCAAACGGCGCTTTGGCGACATGGGCCTGGCGGACGACGCGATCGCAGCGAAGCGCGGCAATGGCGCGTTGCAGGATCTGCTGATGGACGATCTTCTGGACGCCAACGCGCGTGCGTTGTCGCGGGCAGGGCAGGCGGAAACGGCCGGCAACCTCTACCTGGCCCATTTCGCGGGTAGCGATGGCGCGGTGCGCCTGCTGGAAGCGGACGGCCGCGCGACGGCGCAGTCGGTGCTGGGGGCGGATGTGGTGCGGGCCAATCCCTTCCTCAAGTCCATGACGGCGGCCGATGTCGTCGCCTGGGCGCACCGCAAGATGGGCGAGGCGACGCCGGCGCGGGCCGACGCCCGGCTGGCGCTGGCGGGTGATGACGCAGCGTTGCAGTCCGTGCTGGACGGGCTGGATGCCGAGGCCGCCAGGCTGGACGCCGAACTGCTGCGCGCCGATGGCGATCCCGACGCGGCGAGCCCCGCGCGCGTCGAAGCGGCGATGGGACAGGATGCGAGGCCGGCGTCGTCGTTGCGGCTGGACGATCCGCCGGAGGCCGCGCCCACGCTGCGGCTGCCCGATGCGCTCCAGGCCGCCCCAGAGCCGCCGCGCCTGTCGCCGGAGGCGGTCGCGATCATCCCGGCAGTGCGGACGGCGATCGATGATCCGGCGCGGCCGAGCCTGAACCCCGCCAAGCTGGCAAAGGCGCTGGGTGCTAAGGAACCCGACGTATTCGCCGCGCTATCCGAGCTGGTGCGACAGGGCGCTGGCGTGTTCCAGACGGCGGGTCGCCGTGCGATCGTCAAGGAAGGCGAGGCCGCCACGGCGATCCGGTTCCAGCGCCATCCGCAAGCTCGCGGCCCGGTGGACGCCTTGACCTTCATCGCCCGTGCGGGCGGCGTGCGTGACGGCGTGGAAGACGGCGTTTGGGACGGATTCGGCCCCAATCTGGGCAAGGGCTTCGTCAATCGCCAGACTGGACGTTTCCATGCGGGCCGCGAAATCGATCGGTTCGTGCCCGGTGCCGGGCCGCTGCTGCGACGTGGCGGGCGATCGCTCGACGAATTAGGCGAGTTGCTGCACGAGGCGGGTTATCTCCGCACTCGGGACGCGGACAATCTGGCGCGAGGCGATGCCCGCCCGACCGGAGATGAAGTCGAGCAGTTTCTGGTCGATCTGGTCGAGAACAAGCGCAAGGTCTATCCCGCCGATCAGGACGCGATCGCGCGCGCGATCGAGGACGAAGCGGAGGCGGCGGCCCAGGCCGACGAGTTCGCGCACCATCTGGAGACAGCAGCGGAGCGGTGGGGGCTGGAACTGGATGCCGACGATCGCGCGCTGGCACAGCAGCTGTTCACTGGCGATTTCGAAGAAACGCTGCTAGAGATGATGAACCTCCGGGCCAATGAGGCCCGAGTTGACGCTTATATTGAGGCAGATGGCGATGCCGGTGACGCGTATCAATGGGAAGCCGCATTTGACGCTGGACCCGACGCTGGTCAACGATCTGCGCGTGGCATCGACGGACGATCGGTTGACGGAAGAAACCCGGACGAAGGCGGCGCGGACGCTCAGGAATTTCGAGACGCTGAGTTCGCAAGGCTTGGCCTCGATCGCCTCTCCGAGGACGAAAGCCTAGCGGCCTTCGCTGAGGCGGACGGCCCCGGCGTCGATGCGCAGATCGAGAGCATCGGCCATGATCTCGACATGGCGTTCAACCCGCCGCCGCGCCCAGTCGATCCCAACATAGCGGACAGGCAGCGGCAGGAGGCGCGGCTGCGCGCCGACGCGCCGTTGCAGGGCGGGGCGAAGACGGGGCAGGCGCAGGACGGCACGATGGGGCTTGGCCTGTTCGACGCGGTCGATCAGCCAGGATTCCGGCTCGAAGGTGATGGCCGCCCCAAGAGCTATGATGCGATCATGAAGGCTCTGGACACGGAAGACGCCGAGATTGCGGCCGCGCGCGCCTGCGCGCAGCCGAAAGGGGCGGAGAAATGACGCTATTCAACACTGTTGGCAATGATGTCACAGGCACCGGCGTTACCGTCAATGTCCCAACCGTCGATTGTATTCTCTTCTGTGATGACGACACGAACGACGCATTCCAGCGGTATCACCCCCGTCGGGGTATGCAGCGACTTGCTAGCGCGCCAGATAAAAAACTTGCGCCCAGCAATGACTTTTTCGTCGTCGGGATACCCCAATGTCTCGATAGCCGTGTCGGCACCTTGGCCGTTTATGGCATCAAGAGCCGCGCCAATTCGCGCCGACGCAGACTGGCGCTTCTGTGCGGCCCATGTGGGAGAAGCGAGCAAGGCCAGCATGAGGGCCAGTGTCGTTCGTCGCATCACGTTCCTTGCCTTGATCGAGTCGCCGGTTTCTGCCATAAGTCGCGGCGTTCGGCAAAATCCGAACAAGGGATTGGTCTCCCTCTACTAAGGCGCAGCCCGCGCCCCACGCCCTGTGTTGGCGCGGTTTCTTATGGTCGGGCGTGTCGCGAGCACCTTTGGGTGCGCCGTTGCCTTAGCGGTAAGACCAATCGTGGCACGTCCGGCCACCACATTGGTCTGTGGAGCCGGACGGTATCGAAAGGCACCGTCCATGACTAACGCGCTAATTTCATACCAATTCGATGATACTCCGGTCCGCGTCGTGATGATTGCGGGGGAGCCATGGTTTGTCGCGAACGATGTTTGCGGCATTCTCGCGCTGACAAATCCTAGGCAAGCCCTTAACCGGCTCGACGACGACGAAAAGGGGGTCATTTCAAATGACACCCTTGGTGGTGTTCAGGACATGAACATCGTTTCTGAAAGTGGCATGTATGCGCTGGTGCTTGGGAGCCGTAAAAAAGAGGCGCGCCGCTTTCGTAAATGGGTAACGGGGGAAGTCCTACCGACGATCCGTAAAACTGGCCGCTACATCCTGCACGACGAGCCGCCGGCGGGCCCGGCGCTGGTATCGCCGGATATCGACCCGCCCAGGATCATGGCGGCCGTCGCCCTGACCAATGCGGCGCGCAAGCTCTATGGGATCGAGACGGCGCGCAAGGTGTGGCGCGACTGCGGGCTGCCGGTGGCGCTGGCCGAGGCCGCGCCGAACGACGAAGGCGATCCGCTGGCCGCGCCGGTCAAGGCGTGGATCGCGGGCAAGAGCGGCTTTTCCATTCTGGAATGCGCGGAGGGGATCGGCATAGACGATCCCGACGACGCGATGCGTCGCCGGCTTGGCCGCATACTCCGCTTCTTCGGCTATCACCGGCACACAGCGCGGCGCGGAGACCAGATCGTCAACCTTTTCGTCGCCGGGGAGGCTTGAGCCATGAACGAGGCGATCAAAGCGGACATGGAAGCCCGCGCCCGCAACGCCGTGCTGGCGATGGACGGGCTGGTCGAGCTTTACGAAAATCAGGCGATGGGCTGGACCCCGAGCGCCGAAATTACGGCCGCGTTGATGCGGTGCGTTTTCGAGCAAGCGAAAAGCGCCATCCCGCACCAGCGTGAACATTTCAGCAGCAACGACGATGATTAGGAACCGCTCATGAGCCTTGGCGTCTGCATCCCCGATCTGGTCGCCAATGGCGCCATCCGCGCAGAAAAGGCAGAAGAGGTCACTCGCCTCTATGACGATCTGCGCGTCCAGTATGAGGCGCGGTTCGATCCTGACACGGCGGCCGCCATGGCGACGCAGAAAACGCTGGACGCGATGGAGAAGCGCGCCAAGGCGAACCGGCGCGACACGCTCAAGCAGATGGCGGCGCAGCTGCGCGCCGTGCAGGAAATGCGCCGCTATGGCGGCGGGCTGCGCGACGGCGAGCCGATCAACCCGCGCGCGGCGCTGGCGTTGATGGATCGCGACGACTTCGCGCGCTATTCCAACGTCGCGGCGCGCGCCAAGGCGGTGAAGGCGGAAACGCACGGCATGATCGACCAGCTGCTGGCCGCGCAGCGCAAGCGGGTGACGGGCCAGCTGCGCGACAAGGCGGGCGAGGCCGATATGGTGCGGGCGGCGTTCGGGGAGAATGTCGACAGCCTGAACGCGCGGGAGATAGGCAAGGCGGTGACGGACGCGCTGGAATATCAGCGGCGTCGGTTCAACGCGGCGGGAGGCCATATCGGCAAGCTCGACAATTACGGCCTGCCGCAGAGCCATAGCAGCCGGCTGGTTCGTGCGGTCCCTTTCGCCGAATGGCGCGACTTCATCACGCCGAAGCTGGCGATCGGCCGCATGATCGACCGCGACACGGGCGCGCCCTTCACCGCCGCCAAGCTGGAGAGCGTGTTGCGCGATGTCTATGAGGGCATCCGCACCGAAGGCTATGACAGCCGGAAGCCGGGCGGCGTCGGCGGCAAGGCGCTGTTCAACCGGCACGCGGAAGAACGCTTCTTGCAATTCGGATCGGCCGACGACTGGATGGCCTATAATGAGCGGTTCGGCGCGGCCGGGCCGTTCGATAGCCTGATGGGTCATATCGAGCGCATGAGCCGCGATATCGCGGCCATGGAAGTGCTGGGGCCGAACCCCGACGCCACGATCCGGTTCGTGCAGGACGAACTGGTCGCGTCGGCGCAAAAACTGGAGGGCGACCAGGGCAAGGCGATCGACGCCGCCAAGGCGGGCGCGTCGCGTCTAGGCGACCTGTGGGACGAATATATGGGGCGCAACCAGGTGCCGGAAAGCCGTCGGCTGGCGCTGGGCTTCTCCGCATTTCGCGCGGTGCAGACCAGCGCCAAGCTGGGCGGCGCGATCCTGTCGGCAACAGGCGATTTCGCCATGTCCGCCTATACGCGCCGCTTCAACGGCCTGTCGGAAACGGCGCTGATCGGCGATTATCTCAAGCTGTTCCGGCCCGGTAGCGTCGAGGACCAGCGCGCCGCGATCCGCATGGGTGCGATCGCCGACCATTGGGCGGACACCTCGGCCGCGATGAACCGGCTGACGGGGGAGGAGCTGACCGGCGAATGGTCGCGCCGGCTTGCCGACTTCACGTTGCGCGCGTCGGGCCTGTCGCGGCACACAATGGCGTTGCGATCGGCGCACGCGATGCAGGTCGTGTCGATGATGACAGGCGAAAGCGGCAAGAGCTGGGACCGGCTGCACAAGGATTTCCGGTCCATGCTCGATCGCTATGGCATCGGCGCGCAGGCTTGGGACAGCATCCGGAAGTCGGAGAAGGTGCAGGACCGTGGCGCGGAATGGCTCATGCCGCGCGCGATCGCCGACCAGCAGCTGCGCAACAAGGTGCTGGAAATGATCCATAGCGAGGTGGATTTCGCGGTGCCGACCGTTGACCTGCGGACACGAACGACGATGAACAGCATCGGCAAGCGCGGAACATGGGCCGGCGAGATCGCGCGCAGCGCTTTCCTGTTCAAGTCATTCGGCATCACGGTGCTGGCGACGCACGGCCGCCGCACGCTCGATCAGCAGGGCGCGTTCAACAAGCTGCGCTACGCAGCTTCGCTGACGGTCCTGACGACGCTGGCGGGTGCGCTGTCGATCCAGCTCAAGGAATTGCAGAAAGGGCGCGATCCAGCCCCGATGCGGGACAAGACATTCTGGGCGAAGGCGATGGCGCAGGGCGGCGGCTGGGGCATCTTCGGCGATTTCGTCGGTGCGAGCGAAAACCGCTTCGGCGGCGGCCTGTCGCAAACGTTGGCAGGACCGACCGCACAGACAGCGAGCAATGTCGCCGACCTGACGATCGGAAACGGATTCCGCCTGGCGCGCGGCGAGGACACGAAGTTCTGGGACGATACGTTGAAGATCATGCGGCAGGAAGTGCCGGTGTTGTCGTCGCTCTGGTATGCCAAGCCCGTCTATGACCGGATGCTCCTGCAAACGCTTGATCGCATGATCGACCCGGATCATGACGCCAATGTTGCGCGGTTGATCCGCAAGGCGGAAGATCAGGGCACGGGCTATTACCTTCCACCCGACATGAGCATGGAGGAAGCGCGCGCACCGGCGTTGGGCAACGCGCTGGCGGCTCCGCCGGAAGAATAACAGCCAGTTATTTTCATTTGCACGGATTCGACTGGCGCTGTATCGATAGCTGCCATCAGCCGACCGCTTCCAGGCCCGATCGGCGCATCGACATGCGGCATTCGCCGTAACGCGTGCGCGAGGGGCGGGAATGACGGTTTCGACCGAGATTGTCACACATAGCTACTTCCCCGGCGATGCGATGGCCGAGGAAGCCATACCTTTCCAGTTTCTGGAGGCGGCGGATGTGGTCGTTTCGGTGGCCAATAGCGGTGCGCCGCTGGTCGCCGGCGATGATTTTGTCATCAGCGGAAACGGTCGAACCGGCACGGGAAAGATCACAACACTAAAGATTTTCGCTGATGACGTGATGATCTTACTGCGTCGCAATACGGCCATGCGACAGGAGGCCGTGACAGACCCGTTCAAGCCCTTGCCCGCGCCGACCATCGAGCGGGAGCTGGATCGTCGTGCGATGATCGAGCAGGAAATCGGCAGCTTTGTGTCACACGCTTTGCTGTTGCCGGAGGAAGAGGCGGCGACAACAATTCCCAACCGCGCGGACCGCGCCCTCAAATATCTGGCGTTTGATCCGACCGGCGCGCCGGTGGCGGTTAACGGCCTAGTTCCACTAGGTGATTATTTCGTGGCGCTCGCATCAGAGGCGATCGAGCCCGGTGACTTCGTCAATATCTACGGAATAGGCGGTAGTGTTCTGGTGCGCCGGGCTTTGGCGTCAGACACGGAAAGGCCGGCACAGGGCTTTACCATTGCTGGCGGGGCCTTGGGCGCGCTCCTGCAAGTGCAGTTCTCCGGCGTCAATACCGCACAACTCCCCGGTCTCTTCGCCCGCCAATATCTCTCCGACGCTCACCCTGGAAAGGCAACGAGCATAGCGCCATCAGAAGGCGGGGCCGTCGTGCAGTTTCTCGGCATCGGTTTGCCGGGCGTCGGCATTCGCTTCGACCAAAGGGACGCGATTTTCCTATGAAAATGCTTCGGCTCATTCTTCTCCTCGCGTTCATCGCCGCGCCGACCCTGGCCCAGCAAAAACCGCTGGTCACGATGGGCGGGCAGACGCGCCAGCTGCCCAGCGGGACGACGCTGGGCGCGCAGCCATCCACGACCGGCGCGGCGAGCATCAATATCCCGGTAGGGGTCGATCCGACCGCACCCGCCAATGGCGATATCTGGGTGACGAATGCGGGCCTGCGCACCCGGATCGGGAACGTCACCCAAGGCATTCCGACGCTTGGCGCGGGCAACACCTTCGTTGGCGTGGGAACCCACTATTCCCAGAACGGCGCGCGCATCCAGCGCGTCGGAGATCGCATGTTTGTCGGTGGGGCGGTCACGAACGATGGCGCTTTCCCCAATGTTACGAAGGACTGGCTAAGCACGCTCCAGACATCCTGGGGCAATTCCATTAGCTACACCTTGCCGGGGGTGCTGAATGTACTGACCATCCCGCAACCCGGCTCAAGCTATGCGATCGTGGGGGGCGCGCAGACCCTGGCCTTCGCGGGCAATGGGGCGGCGATAGGCACCCAAGGCCATGCCATCGCGAATAACCCTAACGGGTCAAAGGCGTGGGGTTTCTACGGGGAAGCCCATAAGGTCGTCGCCGGTGCGGGTTCCGTTTATGGCATGGAACTTGACCCCGTTGCGCATGTCCCGGCGCAAGCGGCCAATCCCAACCAGCAGGGCACGGTCATTGGCGCGCAAATTGCCTGCGGTGGCGAATATAGTGGCATCACGCAAAATCCTTGCTCGACCGCCATCCAGATCGCCCCGAACCCTACAACCTTCGGATCGGCCCTGAACGTCCTGCGGGGGTCTATCACAAGTGGACAGGCTGCGGTGAAGCTGCCCACGGGGAACGGCATCTCTTTCTATGACGCGGCCGGGCACCAAAGCGGCAACATCACCGCAGACTTCACCACAAGTTCGTCGCAGCTCAACTTCACCAATCAGGGGCTGCAAATCGCCGGGGAGGATGCCTCGCCCACCGCCTATTTCAGCAAGACACCCGGCTCCACGAACTGGCTGACCTTCGCCGGCACAAGCACGGGCAGCGCGAACATCGGCGCGGATGGGACAGGTGCCAATGCCAACCTTCAGCTGGCGGCAAAGGGCACCGGCACGATCAACGCGCTCAACGGCGTGTCCCTGTCCACACCGCCGACTGTCGACCTGACCTACGGCTCCACCTCGCCCGACAACAGCATTCGCCTGGGAACCGGGAACAAGGTGGCATATTGCCCGGAACTGTCCTGCGTCCCGATGACGACTGGCAATGTCGTGCACCACGTCACCAGCGCCTTGCTGGCCACTGTAACGGCCTATGACGGGCAGGCGCAGGAAGACACGCTGGCGATCCATACGAAGGTCAACAAGGGCTTCAACGTGCCGCTGGCGCGATCGACGGCCTACACGGCCGGACAGAATGCCCGCATCGGGAACGCGGTCTATCGGGCGACCACAAGCGGCACGACCGCGGCAGGATCGCCGCCCCCGTCCACGCGGCCTGTCACATTCCCCTACACCTATGTCGATGGCGGCGTGACCTGGCTTTGGATCAACGACTTTTTCGCCACCGCCAAGACCGGCATCTATAACGAAACCGTCGTCAATCCGGGCGCCGGGGCGTCGTGGGCGCAGGCGCATAATTTCCAGATGATGGCGGGAATGACGCCATCGGACCAGATCAACACAGAACTGGACTTCACGAACAACTCGGGCACCGATTGCGCGGTCGGAACGACCAACTGCAACGGCCTCCTGATCGTCATGGGGGGCACGAACAGCAGCACG